CAACAAAATTTGCGTGTGCAGGTCACTTTCATAATGTGATGCTGCCGAGCACGCCACCGTCTTGAGCGCGAACGCCGTAGTTCAAGCCAAGCGTGTGTGCTGACGTTGACCCGACTGGCTTGACGTAAGCCACGGTGCTGCCGATGCGCTTGAGCTTGGCCAAGAGTTGAAACTCACCCACATACAACTCGACCATGTCTGGCTTCATGCGCCCGACTTGCTTGCCGCCGCTGAACACCGCGATGTCTTGACCGCGTAGGGCGACGAGAACCGGCGCCTCATGGCCGACGCGTGGATTCTTTGGATAGGTGGCCTGCACCTCAGCGACCCACGCTGGGTCGACGTCAACCATCGGGATCTGTGTCCCTTGCTGCAATTCATGCACCGGCAGCGTTGGTGCTGCTTTGGGTTTACTACTGAACCATCCCATTACTTCCCCCTTGTTCCCCACCACCGTACCCCTGCACCCTTGGAGTTGTCATGCCTGGACGCGGCCCAGCCCCTAAGGCTGAACGGTCACGACCGAATGACACCGCGCGCCGGCAGGCCGAGTTCACCAAGGTCACTGACGACGGCCAGGTGCGTGGCCCTGAGCTGCCCGCCTACGCCTGGCATGAGCGCACCGTGGCTTGGTATGACACCTGGCGGCGCAGCCCAATGGCGGCGACATTCATTGACGCCGACTGGGATTTCCTGATCGACACCGCGATGTTGCATACCGAGATGTGGAACGGCAGCTCTGGCCTGGCGGCCGAGATCCGGTTGCGCGTCGGCAAGTTGGCGGGCACGCCTGAGGACCGTTTGCGTCTGCGCATGCAGGTGGACACTGAGGCGAAGGAAGCATCCGCGCCTAGATCTATGAACGATGACCGGCGAGCGCGGCTGGTGGCCATCGTCAATGAATAGCCTTGGCTACGCGCTGGTGGACTGGATCGAGGTCCACCTGTGCCACGGCCCTGGCGACATTGAGGGTGAGCGCATCACCTTGGATGACGAGTTCGCTGCCTTCATTATCCGCGCCTACGCGGTGGCCGACGACGGCAAGCGCAAGATCCGCCGCGCTGTGTTGTCTCGACCTAAGGGCCGCGCCAAGTCTGAGCTGGCTGCGTTCTTGGCTATCGCTGAGGCGTTCGGCCCGGTGCGGTTTTCGCATTTCGCCGCCGCTGGTGAGGTGTCGCCATGGGGCTACACCTACACCGAGGGTGAGCCGGTCGGCCAGCGCGTGAAGCGTCCTGAGGTGTTGTGCTTTGCTACGGAGTACGGCCAGGCCGGGAACACCTACGACGCGGTGCGCTACATCTGCTCACAGTCCGAACCGTTGCGCGAGGCGCACCCTGGCATTGATGTCGGGCTGACCCGCATCATCGTGCCGGACGGTGGTCAGATCACACCGGAATCTGCAGCCGACAGCAGCAAGGATGGTGGCAAGTCCACGTTCGTGGTCTTTGACGAAACGCATCTGTGGACGTTGCCGCGCTTGAAGCGGCTGCATCAGGTGGTGTTGCGCAACCTGCTGAAGCGCAAGGCCGCCGCTGGCTGGTGCATCGAGACGACCACGATGTATGAGCCCGGTGCTGGCAGTGTCGCCGAAGGCACTTCGACTTACGCGCAGCTGGTGATTGAGGGCCGCACCAAGGATTCGGCGTTGCTGTTCGACCACAGGCAGGCCGGGCCGAAATGGAGCGTCAAGAACAAGCGCGACCGGCTGGCTGGCCTGCGCGAGGTCTATGGCCCAGCTGCTGAATGGATGGACCTGGAAGCCATCGCCGATTCCTACGAGGACCCGCAAACCTCGGAAGCCGAGTGGCTGCGCTACTGGTTCAACCAGCCGGTCAGCCTGCAAGGTGCCTGGCTGCAGCAGCAGGCCTGGGACGAGTGCCAGGTAGCGCGGCAGATACCCGACGGCGCTGACGTCGTGCTGGCGCTGGACGGTTCGTTCTCTGGCGATAGCACCGCCTTGATAGCGGTCGAGATGGGCGAGTTTCCGCACGTTGACGTCGCTGGGCATTGGGAGAAACCACCCGGCGCTGGCGATTGGCGCGTGGACATCCTTGAGGTTGAGGATCAGATTCGCACCGCTTGCCTGCAATGGGCGGTGCGCGAGATCACTGCCGACCCGCACCTGTGGGCGCGCTCGCTGCAGATCCTCGCCGACGAGGGCTTGCCGGTCACGGAGTTCCCACAGTCACCGGCCCGTATGACACCTGCGACCAAACGCACCACCGACATGGTGAACACCAGGTCTATGACACACAGCGGCAACGCTGCCTTGACCCGCCATGTGTCCAACGCTGTGTTGAAGAACGATTCCCGTGGCACGCGCTTGATGAAGGAAACGCGCGGTTCGGAGCGTCGCATCGACTTGGCGGTGGCGATGGTGATGGGCATTGAACGCGCGATGACGCGCATCGATGAGCCAGCCGCGCCAGACGTCAATTTCTATTAGGAGCCCCATGCTTGCCAATGTGTTGCAGATCAGCGGCCTTGTCGCTGTGGCAGTAGGCGCCGGGCTTGTGTTCATCCCTGCGGGCATCATCCTGGCCGGAGTCGGTGCCGTCGTTGTGGGCTTGGCTTTGGAGCGTGCGTAATGCTGGGACGTCTGTTGCAACCGAGCGAGTCGCGCGCGATCACCTATCAGAGCCTGTTTCTGACCGACCAGTTGTATGCGCCTGCGACGCTGGCGGGCGTCACCATCAACGAGGCGACCGCCACCAAGGTGGCCACGGTGTTCTCGGCTGTGCGGCTTATCGCCGACTCCATCGCCACCATGCCGCTGGATACCTACATTCGCCGCGACGGCGAGCGGGTGCCATTCCGTCCACGCCCTGAGTGGGTGATGCAACCGGACGTTGACCGCTCGGTGGCGTCGTCGGATTTCTGGCAGTCGATGTTGCTGTCGTTGATCTTGTCCGGCAACGCCTACGCGCGGATCATTCGCGTCAACGGCGAGGTGGCTGGCTTCAAGGTGCTCGACCCCAACCGCGTCAAGGTGCGCTTGAACGCTGCAGGCTTCGCCGAGTTCGTGATTGATTCCTCAATGGTGCTGCAGGCCGAGGACGTCGTCCACATCACCGACATCCGGCGCCCCGGTTCCCTGGTGGGCATGGCGCGCGTGGATGAGCTGAAGGATGTGCTGGGCATTGCTCGCGCGCTGGACGAATACTCAGCCCGCTATTTCGGCAGCGGCACGCTGTCCTCGGGCATCGTCAACGTCCCTGGGGATTTGACGGAGGAACAGGCCACGCGCCTGAAAGACCAGTTTGAGAAGAACACCAAGGGTTTGCGCAACGCGCACCGGCCCAACGTGCTAACGGGTGGCGCAAAGTTCGAGAAGATCAGCGCCGACGCCGAGGAAGCGCAACTGGTGCAGGCCCGCGAGTTCGCGGTGCAAGAGGTGGCGCGCATCTTCAAGATCCAGCCCGTCATGCTCGGCATCACCGCTGGCATGAGCCAGGCCAGCGTCGAGCAGCAACACATCCAGTTCGTGACCATCACGCTGCGGCCCTACGTCCACAAGCTCGAGGAAGCCTTCACGCGCCTGCTGCCTAGCAACGCTTTCCTGCGGTTCAACATGGACGGCCTGTTGCGTGGTGACCTGCAGAGCCGCTACACCGCCTACAGCATCGGCATGCAGTCCGGCTTCCTGTCGCCGAACGATGTGCGCCGCCGCGAGGATCTGCCGCCGCTAGATAACGGCGACGTCCACCGCGTGCCGCTGGCGAACATCAACCTGGAAGCCGCCAACCTGGTGGAAACCGACCGGCGCGTGCAGATGGCCACCAGGCTCATCAACGTCGGCTTTGAGCCTGAGCAAGTGCTGACGGCCCTGGATCTGCCGGCCATTACCCACAGCGGCCTGCCCAGCGTGCAGCTGCAGAACGCGGTGCAGCAGGCCGAGGGCGACACCGCTGACGTCTACCCCACGGGCGGCAACTGATGGAACAACGAGACCTGCCGGACAACTACCGGCCAGCGCTTGAGGGCGATGTGCCCGAGGGCCGTGCCTGCGGCAACTGCGCGTTCTACGACGAGAGCAACACAGACGG